TGTTTGATATGTGCTGCAAGTGTTTGTACTGATGCTGTTCTTGTTGGATAATACTTTATTAATAAATAACCTTTTAATGCGTTTAACTTTTTTTGTACATCATCTTGATAAAATTTTAAATTGCCTGTTGGAACTCCTGAAAATATTGTATCATATCGTAGTCCAACATATTCAGAATTTAATTCTAAAGTGTAGTGTGCTACTTTCATTCCATTACGAACACAATTAGCACCTAATGCTTGTAACGTCCAAGACTTACCAATACCAGCAGGAGCTACTACCACTCCCAATTCACCACCTGCCAAACCACCATCCATAACTTCATCAATAGTATCCCAACCTGTTTTTATAGTGTCACGAGCTGATTGATTTAATCTCTGTTCAAGAGAAATTAGATATTCGTGACCAAGATTTCTATCACTACCTGCTCGTAAAGCATCATCAATTATTTTCTTTATACTATCATAGTTTTTACTTTCGAGTAAATCAACACTCTCTATGATAGCATTCTTTAACGTTTGATTCTTACAAAAGCCAAGTACTTGTTCTTTTACAAAGTCTAAATCTGTAGCTTCTATATGTCGCCAAGATTCTTTTAAACTTTCTACTACTGCAACTTTCAGTACTTCATTAGATAGTTCATCTGTTTTAACTTTTAAGACTTCAAGTGTAGGAGCTGTTTTATATTCTACAAAGTACTCCATTATAGTCTTGACTAAAAATTTATTTGAATCTGATTCAAAATAGTCAGGATTCATAATATCTGCAATCTGTGCTGTAAATGTATTATCACTTAATAGTGAAGATACTACTTTAGATTGAAATGTAGGACTATATTGATTTAAGTTTTCTTTATTCGCCATATAATTCTTTTTTTATCTGTTCACTTTTTTTGTTTGCGTATCTTTGTTTTGCCTTGTCTAAAACACGTTGTCTATTTTTTAGGTAGTAATTTTGAGACCACTTTAATTGTGCCTTTCGTTTTTCTTCTTCAGTTTTATACTTTACTTTTCTACCCATTCCTTGCAAGATTGTCCAATACAGACCAACACTCTCGTAACCAAACTTCTAAGTTTTGTATTTCGTTTGAGAATCCGTCTTCTACATACATTTGACGAAATTTAAAACTATTTAATGAATTAGGCTTATTATCAACAAAATCAAGAATTTTTTGTTTAGCATTGCCACTTATAATTACTTCGCCAAGTTGCATTAATTCAAAATTTCTTTTTAAAATATCTAAATTATCTTGTAGTCGTACATCAGATTCTACCACTTCTTTTAAACTCATAGGTTTTTCTGAAATCTCAGGACATTTTTTTAATAATGTTTTCAACCCAATACCGTGAACACCACCTATGTTATCACTTTTATCACCATCTATCATTCTATAGATAATAAAGTTTTCAGGGTGTACATTGTATTCTTCCATTAGTGTTTCAGGATTGTAGACCTTCTTCTTTGAAGGACTCCAAACGTGTATCTTATCACTAACTAATTGTAGGAAATCTTTATCCGTAGACATTATTGTGCAACGGTTAAAATCCCCCTTATTTGCTACGTATGAAATTACATCATCCGCCTCCATATTGTCAAGAGAAAAATATTGTAAAGGTAAAGCATCCATATATTCTTGTAGTCGTGACATCTGTTGAAACATTGATTGTTTCTCAGATTCTATACTATCGAATTTCACCTTACGATTAAGACCTGTAAAGGCTCTACCTGCCTTATACTCAGGAAACATTTTCTTTCTCTTTTGTGAACCACCTTTACCATCAAAAATGATGATGACCCTTGTAGGTCGTATGAGTTTTATAATATAACCCAACGACCTCAAGAATCCAATTAACCCACCAATGTGATTTCCATTATCACTCATCATAGGTATAGCACTAAAGCATCTGATAAAGTTATTTAGACCATCTATTACTAACACATGGTCATTTAACTTTAACGGTTCTGAAGGATTGTTTTTTATCTCATCAAACAGACTCAGATATCTTTTTTTCATCATATTCCTTTACTTTTTGTGCTATGTAATCTTCTATGTTGTGAACAGGTTTCCAACCTAAAATTTCGTGAGCCTTTGTATCAGTACAAAGAGTCTCTCTCATTTCACCTGGTCTTTCGCCTATATTCACACTATCAGATTCATACAATTCAACTAATTCATTTATACTATGATTGGTACCACTACCTAATTCAAAGTATTCAGCTTTCAAATCAGTTCTACCTTGACAAGCCATCAAGCCACTACAAATATCTAAAGCGTGTGTAAAGTCTCTTCGTTGTTCACCATCGTTAGTTATACTTAATGGTTCACCATTCAACTTTTGCTTATCGAATATTGCAATAACTGCTACATATGGGTTATCTGCTGGTAACATATGTTCTCCATAAACATTATAGAATCTACATACTGCTGTAGGTAAATCGTATATTTTAGAATACAACTCAACTAACATCTCTCCATTATACTTGTAGAAAGTATATGGATTAGCGTATATGTCTCCATGTGAAGAACTTGAACCAGCATAAACGACCTGAATATTTCCATTTACTCTCGCCCATTCTAATATGTTTTGCGTGCCAATAGTATTAGCAGCAAACGTATTTTTAGGTTCAGTAAATGATGGTTGTATTCTTGCTAAAGCAGCAAGATGGAAAATAGTATCAGGTCTCCAATCACCTAAAATATCATTTAGACGATTATCAAAGAAATAATCTGCTACGTCAAATTCGTGATACTCAACGTGTGAATCATCAACCATGTTTTCTTTAAAACCTGTTGAAAAGTTATCTAAAACTTTTACTTCAAGTTCATCTGATGACCACTCTTTAAGTACAGACTTGACAAGATTAGTTCCTATAAAGCCACAACCACCTGTGATTAGTATTTTCATTTTGGCTCCTATAAGTCGTCTACAACATCATCTGTTTCAACGACATCATCTATACCAAGTGCTGAAGTATCATATTCTAAAATGAGAACACTACAAATTTCTTCATAAAGTTTATCTGCAAGACCTTCATAATTAGAAAGTATTGTATTAAAATCTTTTGATTGAAATTTTATATCTTCATCATTATAAGTTAATGTATACCATGCACCTGTTTGTTTCACGAGTTTGTATTCTTTCATTACTTGTAACCAAGATGCCTTATCATCAATACCTCTATCGAAGTATAATGGAAAATCTGCACGTCTTAGTGGAGGTCCCAATCTATTCTTAATAACTTGTGCTGTAATATTCATCCCAAGTGTATTATTTTTATTATCTTTTATTTGACCTTTATTCTTTAAACGAATACGTGTTGAAGCGTGAAAAGGAAGTGCCTTACCACCTGATGTTGTGTAAGGGTCTCCAAACATAACACCAAGTTTTTGTCTTAACTGATTAGTAAACACAAGTGCTACACGTTGTCTACCAATCATTTGAGTAATCTTACGAAGTGCTTTTGATATAATGATTGCCTTGTGTGTGGCATAACCATCTTTATCAAAGTCTGCTTCAATCTCAAATTTAGTAGATGCTGCAGCAACTGAATCGACTAATATAGTTACCAACCTATTCTTGTCACTTTCACGAACCTTAGTAACAATCTCTTCAATAGCCTCGAAAATATCTTCTACGGTTTCGAGATGTAGATATAACATTTTCTTATTATCAACACCAATCACTTGTAGAAACTCTTCACTAACTGCTGTTTCAGTATCTATATAAACTGCAACACCATCTTTCTTTTGAGTTTCTGCAAGTATGTGAGCACCGAGTAGAGATTTACCACTTGATTCTAATCCATTGATTTCAGTTATTCGACCAACAGCAATACCACCATTAGGTCTATTTGAAATAGCCAAATCTAATAGACTTGAACCTGTAGATAAAAACTCTCGAATATCTGTAGGAGTTGAATCACTACCATCGAGAAAATATGCTACTTTATAGTTTTTGAATTTCTTATTCAGACTATCGGCTAAGATATTAGCCAAACCATCTTTAGTGTCAGACATACTAACTCCTTAATCAAAACGGGGCGAGTGAAGACCCGCCCCTATTTGTGTTATTTATTTATTGAAGAGTTGGTCAAACGCTTCTGAAGTATCTTTTACGGTCTTTTGTGAAAGAACCTCAGTAGTTACAGACTCACCTTCATCTTCGCTCTCATCATCAGAAGGAGTCAACCAATTATTAAGAACCTCAGTTAGTTCATCATATGAACGTTCCTGATACATCTCTTGAATGTTTGGTTGCTCGTTCAACAACTTATCAAGAAGCTTATCATCTTCTGTGATTGGAGTTTGATTAGGCTTTACCCTAATGTTAGTAACAGGAAAGTTTTTTCCTGCTTCTTCAGCAGAAATAAATTCTACCGTTACATCACGACCATTCATAGCATCTGTGATGTCACCATAATCAGGGTCTGCGATTACAGATAGAAGCTCTTGATAAACCATTTTACCAAAGCCCCAAAAACGAACGCCTTCAGATTCTTCACCACGAACAATTACAGGAGCAAAAGTTCTCATTTTAGCCATAAGTTTTTTTGCTATCTGATAATCATCTTTATTACCACTTGAACGTAGTTTCTGAGCAAACTCTTCAATCGGGTCAGGACGACCAAAAGTGATTGGAGAAAGATAAGTCTTTCCGCCTAAATCATAGTGAAAGAATAGCTCTTGAAAAGGATTGTCCTTATTGTGCTGATAAGGGACAATACGTACTACCTGTTTACCAGGTTGTGGTTTCCAAAGATTTGATGTTTTAGTATTAGATGTTTGAAGTTGTTCTAACCTTTTACGAATTGCTGTAATATCCATTACGTAATCTCCTAATAGTTAATTGTTAATTTGTTAATTGTTACTTTTGTAACCATTCATATATAAATATGAATTAAAATCTTAAAACGTTAATTTATTTTTCTAAATCGATGATTTCTTTTAGTCTTGTATGTATCGTATTTAGTCCGTCTTTATTTGTCAATAAAATTGAATTACGATAGTTTTGCCATTGTAATCTGTATGATGTATCTAATATACCATTGTTTGCTTCTTTGATGATATGATTAACTGCATTGATTGTATACAATGTATTTGTCTCTTTCTTTCTATGTAAAAGAATTGTGTTTGGTAAAAAGCCTGAGACTTCGGATTTCTTTACATTATACGTAATCATCAATTCATTTGGATTATCTTCTTTTTGAAGAACATATAACTTCTTCATAGAAAGAGGTGCAGACTCTTTGATGATGAGGACTATTTCAGTAAGTTCTTTCTTGTTACAGAAAGTGCAGAGTAATTGTGAATCTATCATTACTTGGGTTCTTTATACTTTAATGCTGTATTTGCCTTTTTATAAAATGGATTACTAACATTATCAGTACCATCATCACATTTATCTTTTTCTTTAGGGCCAGGAGAACCTAAGAATCCTTTATCGTGTATATGCATCTTAGATGAATTATGTTCACCTTCAAGTTCTTCTATAACTAAATTTCCGTTTTGATTTCTAACTTCAGCGTATTTTACTCCTAATTCAACATCAAGTTCATCTAATGTAGATTTAGTTTTGTTTTGTGCATATTTTCTATATACCATCTCTAACATTACTTTAGAATATACCTTTGGCTCCATAGGCTCTAATCCCGCCTTATTCATATATATTTCCATACTCTTTTTTATTTTTTCTACGTCTTCTTTAGAAACTATTTTTTCTGCTTCTGAATACAAGTCATCCCACTTTGCATCGTCATCACATACTTTATTTAATTTATCAATTTGTTCTAAATCACGTTTTGTTTCTTCATCAAGATTATCTCTTTTAACTTTATCAAGTTTATTAACGTGTAATTGCTTCAAACTATTAAATCGTTCTTTATGTTCAGGATAAACATTTGAGAAGTGGTTACAAAATTCAAATGCAGAAGAACCAGGTATATTAGTTCCTTTGTCGGCTGATTTCACACTTACAGAGGTTATAGATAACACTTTACCTGTACCATCTCTTTCCATAATTAAAACAGCTGCTATTG